GGAATTACATTCACCGCTGGAGCTATCCGCACGATTCCACCCAATTCATCTGCAACTACAGCTAATATTACAATCTCCAATACAATCCCAGTACCGAACTAAGCCTCTAAGCGTGCTTTTCGTGTTTTCTTCAGAATCTCACGTGCTTTCGCACGTTCAGTTTTGGTGGACTTTGGATCGTAGGTAAAGAAATACTGAACGAAATCCGGAGAGGATTTGTTGTTTTTCACCTTATCGTAGAGCGAAACTCGTTCACGACGTAACTCTAATAATTCTTTTTGAACCCCTAAGCATTGAGATGGAGTCAAAAGCGCAAATCGTCGCTTGGGCTTATTATCTGCTAATTCTACCAGACGTTGTGCAACACACAAAAGGCGCGACACATCGTCTCTGGGCTCACCTGAATAAATCAAAGCCATGAAAAACATCACCAAGGTTGGAATACTTGCGATTCGTATACCGTCACCAGTCGTATGATAACTGTGACAGGCTTGAGTTTCATAGAATTGATAGAGTACGGCACCTTCGTTATCTAAAACATCTGTACGTCCAGGAAGAATCTCAGAAGCCTCATGTGTTTCAACCTTGTGCCCTTTTGTAAGCTTATCAATGGTCTCCTTCTCAGCAAGGAGGGTTACAGGTGTATACCATACGGCCTTCTTTTCATGACGTGAAACGGCAGAGAACCCAAGAAGTACAATTGGATTGTGTTTCAACATGTCCAAAGTGGTTCGTTTCTGTTCTGCGGAAAGTTCGTCCGGTGCAGTCGGTACGTTCTTACACACGATCGGGTAGCGTCTATTGAGAAGGGATAATCGTGTATACACCTTTTCCCAACGAGACACATCTCCTTCCGGACGTGAGAGTTCCAAGTACATGGACATGCGTAGAAAATCAGGCGGGACATAGTGAATACTGTGTCGTGTGAGTTTCTCGTTCCATAATTGATTGAAAATCTTCGGGATAATGAAGGTGATGTCTGCAACTCCATGGTAATCTGCAAAGACCTTGTAGGTTCCGAGATGGACACCGGGCTTCACTTCAACACTTTCAATTCCGGCCGCCGAAAGTTGATTGGCTAGTTCCATTCCATGCTCCTGAGGTGTTTCACTGAAGAAGTCATAGTCTGGAGTTTCATCGGGTCCATAGAACTGTTCCTCTTTGGGAAGAAGGTTATTGATGGCCGTGCCTCCATAACACATGACACGGTGAGATTTCAAAAAGGCTTCAACGATTCGAGTACTCGTTGTAACGGAAGGTAATTCTGCATCTCGCTTTGCGAGCATCTCTGCCTGCTCATTTGCGACAGCAATGACGCTCTTGAGTTCACTCATTATTCTAAGCGTCCAAAAAACGAATCCGGTTTTGTTTTTTTCCTTGAGAGGCAGCAAGATGCCAGGTCGGTATAATCTTCGTAAACGTAACAATCGCACTACATGGGTAAAAGACGAGACTTTGAACCCTGAACCAGAGTCCGAATCAGACACTGAAGACGACGACTATGTTCCCGACGAGTCCGAGGTTGAGTCCGAGGAATCCGAAGAGGAAGAAGACGAGTCCGAAGAGGAAGATGAATCTGAAGAAGAGGACGAACCTGTCATTAAACTTCCTAAGGGCGCAAAGGTATCCGTGAAACTTCACGTTCATACCATTGTCGGCGGTAAAGGAAAGTTGGTGATTGGTGCAGATGAATCCGAATCCGAATACGAGTCCGACGACGAGTACGAGTCTGAAGAGGAACAGGATGACTTCATTGACCACTTGATGAACAAGTACGTTCCGGCGAACAAGCGGGGTAAGAAATCCAAGGTGTCAAAACGTGAACCCGAATCTCCTGCAATTGAACTCAATGAAGACGAAGAGGATTATTACGAAGACCTGTCTAAGTCAAAACGTCGCAAGTTGAATGAACAGATGAAGCGTATTTCGAACCTAGTGGACGATGGCGAAATTCCCATCAAGTTCAAGGTTCTGGAATTACCGATTGCCGATGCACTCAAGGCAGTGGTCATCAAGAAGATTGATAATCTGAATGAGATGGACGGATCTGAAGGATATAAACTCAAATCATGGGTCGAATCCTTCCTTCGCATTCCATTCGGAAAAATCGTTCCTCTTCCAGTGAAGCTCAGTGACGGTGTGACTCCCTGTGCAAAGTTCTTATCGGATACTCGTTCAACCTTAGACCAAGCCGTGTATGGAATGCCTGCAGCCAAGGCCCAAATCATGCAGACGCTGGCACAATGGATTTCAAATCCTAGTTCTGCAGGTAACGTGATTGCACTCAAGGGTCCTATGGGAGTTGGTAAGACGTCGTTCGCAAAACATGGTGTGGCTAAAGTTCTACAACGCCCCTTTGAGTTCTTCAGTCTGGGCGGTGCATCCGATTCAGCGAACTTTGTAGGTCATTCCTATACGTATGAAGGGTCCATGTGGGGTCGTATCGCAGACGCTCTCATGAATGCACGATGCATGAACCCAGTGATGTACTTTGACGAAGTAGACAAGGTATCTACGACGTCTCACGGCGATGAGATTGTGAACATGTTGATTCACCTTACAGACCGTTCACAAAACAGTCAATTCCATGACCGTTACTTTGCAGGTGTAGACTTTGACTTGAGCCAGTGCCTCTTCGTGTTCTCATTCAACGATGAAAGCAAAGTTCATCCAATTCTACGCGATCGTATGCAAGTCATTACATGCTCAGGCTACAACTCTGAAGACAAGCATAACATCCTTACGAAATACGTCTGGCCTCAAGTCCTTGAGCGTATTCAACTCACAGGGCAATTAACACTGACGGATGATGCAGTCAAGTTCATGATTGGTGAATACAGTAAAGACGAAGAAGGTGTGCGTACTCTCATCCGAACAGTTGAATCACTTGTAACACGTATTAATCTACTGCGAATCGCAGACGAAGAGACTGCAAAGGAATACGTGTTCTATCGCAAAATCACACTTCCTTACACGATTGATGTAGAAGATGCTCGTCACTTACTCAAAGACATGGCGTCCACTGTGAACGAATCTTGGAGACATCTCTACACTTAAAGTGAAATCCATTCCAAACTGGATACAGGCAGTTCAAGACTGCGTGGAGAATCATCCATGGTTGAAAAGATACAGTTCAATGTCGTACACGATGAATCCGGTAAACATCCAATACAATACTCAATCGTTTTTCCTTTGAACACAAAGGGGCGACTGATGAATTTAGGTTGATAGTGCTCTCCGAGTCGCACGAACAAATGGAAGTACTTGCGAGGTTGTGTATACTCAACTGTATGTACTAAGGCCCAGGTTTCACCGGGATATTGAGGAGGCCTAAATGCCGGAGCCGATCCGCGGAAATGATGGAAGTAATAGGGTGTAATGTGCTGAGTATGAAACGATAATTCATCCCCTTGAATGGTTCCTACACGAAGTAGTGGACTCCATCCATAAATGATATCGTCCGTTCCATTCACAGGTAGCCAGTTCTTTTCACACTGTTGTTCACCGGGTGATTTCAAAATACGACCGTTCAAATAGAGTCCATGAATAGGATCGTATTCAGACTGGAAGATACGAATCTTTTCAGTGTATTCCCAGGTTGTGGCTGTACAGCATAGTTTTCCAGAGCCGTTCGTATACACTCGCACATCTTCAAGACCTACAATGTGTGCGCCTGGCTTTCGAGGAAGTTGAACTGAATCGTCTCGCATCTTGAGTGTTTCACCTGTGCTCGGATTGTAGAATGCATTCTGAGTGCGTACAATACCATGCTCACTGACTGAACCGTTCTCTTTCATAAGATAGCTTCCAGTCTGTGGATTGATCGTGTAATTTACAAACCGAACATTGTGCATGACTTTTCCTTCATGAAGGAACGTGGATACCGATGTAGGATGATAGTCTTCTCCAAACACGTCCCGGTCAATAGGGTGCGCTTTAGTTGCATACGTTAACGGTTCAATGTAATAGGGTAGATTTCCATAGACATTGTCTTGATGCGGTTGGTTCTGTAGCAGGTACTTCACAGACACATCCAGGCCCTTACGTGCTTGACCAATGTAGTATAAGAGAATGGTTGCTTCATACTCGAACAAACCTGTATAGACATCCTTTTCAACAAACAATGCATCGGTTGTCATTGGAGCTGAAAGACCTAATTGGGTGTAATGGTAGGCCTTATGATGCTGTGAATGTTCGCGGAAATACTTTGCAAGTTGATAGATGGACTCTAGACGGCTTGGACGACGTTCATACGCTTTCAACATCCACTGCTCAAACTTAGGAATGTTCTTCAGTGCTAACCATGATTTTCCAATCATGTAGTGACTGTACCACAATTCCTCTTCCCAACCGCCGATTGCAATTCGTTTCTTGTACATCGCAATACACTCCTTCAAACGACCTAGGCCATTATAGGTTTGTGCAAGGTAGAACATATACCGACCATTTTCAGGTTCATCGTTCAATCCTTGCTCAAGGAGTCGTGCATCCCGTTCAAATTTATCGGCTTTACACCCACCGTCGTTACGATCATCAATGAAACAGGTTTCAATCGGTAGATGTTTAGTAGGCCCGTCCCAGTACTCATGAGTCACACCACGGCATGTCCAAGCATAGTCCATGCGAACGATTCGGGTGTTTGGATACTCAAGATTTCCGGCCTTTTGTATCACAGTGTATCCCTCGTGTTCTAACGGTATAGTCTTCAATTGTAACGGAACAAAGACCATGTCTGCATCCAATAAAAGACCGTACGTAGTCTTCAGATCCCATCCGGTTTTTTTCAGATAGTTTTGTGCATTGACGAAACTAGCTGTTCGATTAGTTCCGAAATCCTTCCACACTTCGCTTGTCAGGCATCCGTCATGTGTCTTTAAAAATTCAGCTGCAATTTCACGGGATGAATCGGTTGACCCGGTATCGCAGATACAATATGCATCTACGATATCCTTTACAGCCTCAAGACATCGAAGAAGGATTTGCTCTTCATTTTTTATCATGAGAATCAAGACGAACTTTGGCAGTGACATGTGCGTCGGTTTAATGAAACTCCTAGACTCGTCTGTAAACAAATGAACACCGAGTTTGTTAAATCCAGTCTTCGTGAAAATTTGACGCGTGTTCTTGTTCCACATGTTTCAGATGGTCTTTGGAGCATCTATGATTCGGCAAAGTCTGCATGTGAACGTAACGGACAGACTGACCAGATCCTGAAGACGTTTCAGAACTTATTGACTCAGATTCCTAAGTGGACTCCGGAAACGTTGAAGAAGGAGGTGGACCGTATTGCAGTTGCGTCGAAGTGCGAGTACATGGAAGATTTATTGCTAGGTGTCTTTGTCAGTTACATTCGTGCGTTTGCTGCACTTCAGCAGGTTGAAAAGACGCATGTTGAGATTGATTTCAAGCGTCCGTCCATTGAAACCTTCGTTCACTCGTTGTATAAACAGTCAGCTCGTCTTGCATGGAGTTCAGCTTACCTCTTCAAAACCATCGGAGTGACATCGGAGCAACAGGCACGCAATCGTCGTGAAATTGAGAGTATGATTGGAGGTGCAATGAACGAAGTCATTGATAGTTTCATTCCATGGAAGGATATCAGCAAGGCCTACTTCCAATTACAAACTTCAACGGAAGGTGGGTCTGAACCTGTACCGGAACCTGCCCCTGCGCCTGCCCCTGCACTTGTTGAACCATCCAAGGCGGTTCAATTTGATGAAGAGGACGACGAGGACGACTATGCACCACCCCCTATTTCCTTGGGCGAGGACCTTAAACTCGATGATTCCGAATTCGAAACCGACGAGGATGATGACGATGAGTCTGTGAAAATTACGGCTGAAGAAACGGTGTCCCTCAACTTATAGTTCGTTTGAGTGCGAGTATAAAAAAATGGAGTGCGAGTAAATGTCGGAACTCTACACGTATGGAATGATCGTCTCGGCAGTCGTGGTAGTTGCGTTGGTTCTCTATGTAATGGACCGTCGCGGCAAGGATCAGCCGATTGATACAATGGATGCCGCCAAGGTAGGGGGTGGCGCAGGAATACTCAGTGCAGGCATTGTGTATGCACTAGGAGGCGCCGATGCGGCAGAACCTGTTGTCAATGCAGTCCAAGAAATGTTCACTGGAAAACCTTCTTTCTGAGGTTCCAAAACTTTCTTAAGTTCATAATAAATGTATATGTCTCTGTATCTTGCCGTACTCTTCTTCGTGTTGACCCCAGGTGTTCTTGTCTCCCTTCCTCCCGGTGGTTCCCGCATCACTGTTGCCCTCACCCACGCAGTAGTCTTCGCCATCGTCTTCACCCTCACCCGTAAGTTGGTCGCCCGTTCCTTTGGATATTAATCGCTAATCACTAACACGTTCGTAAGCGGTGAAACAGCGACAACATACTGACTAAACTTGGAAATCTCCTTTCTTGGAACTGCACTCTCTTTCAAATACCGGGTGATTGCCTTGTACAAATCAAATCCATGATAGCGGTCATGATTATCTCCTTTCTTTCGTAAAATTACAGATGAACCATTCGGAAGCGTCGTCCATTGTTTGAACATCTCAAATAATGGATGATCGGTCACCTGTTTGGGCCCCTCTGGAAACATCTCCCAAAACACACTTGAAACGAAACGAGCCAAATCAAAGGACGGATTCAACGGAATACGAGGATGTTTTGAATCGTAGAAGGGTTCTAGGTTATACTGACCTCCTGCCTCTTCATCCGGTTTGAATTGTGAACTCATAAAGAACCTAGGTTCTTTCATTCCGGAAAGACGCACTGAAAACGTCGCACGATCAAAGTCAATGATCTTAATCAAGACTCCAAACGTAGGGACTCTGTAGTTCACTCCATAGTGTCGGTAGTATAGAAACTCCTCAGTGGTTGGAACGTACATCACGTTGTTTCCGTGGAGGTCATTGTGAATGAATCCAAAGTTACGTTGTGCATACGCGAGTGCAAACACAATCTGAGCAACCCATGCAGTGTGTTTCTGGGCATCGTCTGTTGTTTTGAGCAGATCGTAAAAGGTTCCAGTGCACTTTTCCATGACAGTCGTTACAACCGGTACTTCAGAGAACGTCGCCCATGCAAAGTCTTCATCGCCTTCACTAGGCAATGAATCTGTTTCATTCTCACTTGTTTCACTGCAATCACACGACTGGATTTCATAGACATCTTCATCGTCTAGTTCGGACTCTTCACTAAAGTCTGAATCGGACTCTAAATCATATTCTTCTACCATATCCTCTACTTCAGGCTCCTCCACCGTTTCGGCTTCAATGTCTTCTGCGTCTAATTCTATCTCTTCATCGCCTAATTGAACTGCAGCTCGTTGTCCACGTGTATGGGTGAACGCATCACCGCCTTCGGAACGCAGGCGTAGTTCAAACGTTTTACCAATTTGGTCTACGAACCACTTGCGTTCGCACAAGTCTTCGTAATCGTCTGAGATATTGATTTCATGTTTAGAAGCCATGGCTGCATAGACACCGTAGACCCGTGGAAAATGAGCACATCCTGAACTGGAAAGAACTGATGAAGCCAATGCACCTACATAGGCAGCAGTATGAGGACTCTGCATCTGGTCGGAATAACTCTTTGCAGTTTCAGCGGGTTTTGGAAGACCCGGAGAAGAGTATTCACCTTTCATCGTCTTAAATGGACTCAAAATCATGGTGGTTTTGCGATGTACTTCAAGGACTTGCCCTTTAGTTGTCTTAATATGAGTCGCATCCACAACACTCTCTACTTCCTCTGGAAGTTTGAGTCCGTAGTCCGACATAGCCGTTAATGTTTCAGTTTTGAACAATTGTTCGAGGGATGGAAAAAAGGGTTGAACATGGTTTAGATTCCACTGAGTCGCCTGTAGTTTAGGGAGTCGGTGTAGTCGCAATTCCACAGCTTGTGTCCTTAGATCTTTCACCATTGTGTTGGGTGCGGGGAATGAAACATCGTAAGCAGACGCAGAACACTTTCTAGGCGACAGAACAAGATGAACTTCCAACTACGTAAGTTCGATATTAACATGATCAAAGACCGTTGCGATATTGATTCTCGCAAAAGTCCTATGATCGTCGTGATCGGGAAGAAAGACACTGGAAAATCGTTCTTAGTTCGTGATATTTTGTACAACACTCAGCACGACTTTCCGGTAGGAACTGTGATCTCGGGTACAGAAGTTGCGAACGAGTTCTTTCAACATATGGTTCCCTCCAAGTTCATTCACGATAAGTACACACCGGATATCGTGACAAACGTCATCAAACGTCAGATGTTAATGAAACAGAAACGAAACACTTCTAAGACAGGTGGACAATCCAATGTAGATCCACGGGCCTTCTTGATTTTAGATGACTGCTTGTATGATGCAAGTTGGATTAAGGAAGAGTCTACACGATATGTGTTCATGAACGGACGTCATATTGATATGATGACCATCATTACCATGCAGTATCCATTGGGTATTACGCCCAATTTGCGTACGAACGTAGACTTTGTGTTCGTTCTTCGTGAGAATATCCTAGGGAATCGTCGTAGAATTTACGAGAATTACGCAGGTATGTTTCCGACGTTTGAGATGTTTTGCACGTTCATGGACCAGTGCACTGAGAACTTTGAGTGCCTCGTCATCTGCAACAATGTGAATTCAAATAAGTTGGAGGACCAAGTGTTTTGGTATAAGGCCTCTGAACATCCACCGTTTAAGATGTGCGTTCAATCTTTATGGGCGAACAACCAACCGTTTCATTCAGCGATTCTGGCGGCTAACGAGTATCGCCCCGGCGCCGTGCAGAAGAAGAACGCCGTTTCCGTGTGGGTGCGGAAGGACGGCGGTGACGCTTAGTACGACGTCTAGAACCTCCGAAGAACTTAGATTTAGGAGGAGGAGGTGGTTTTCCTGAAGTTGATACTGAAGTTGGACTGAACACTGTATTACCCGGTTGACCCTGTGAAGGCGTTGGAATATTTGTTAGCGATTTACCTACATCGATTCTACGGAGTTGGTCAACACCTATTTTACTAGGAGCCGTATACTTATTAAGATTGTTCTGAACTTCAAGGGCTTCGGGATCAATGTCTTCCGAATTTGGAGCACTCATGCTCTTCTCAAGGTCAAGCTCTTGCTTGAAGTTATTAATTGCATCACGCAACGTCGCTGAACCTCGTCGAGCTGTATTAGCTTCTTTAATTGCATTATTCATTCGGGTAACTGCCATTTGTCGACTAATTGGCTCTTCCGTTGGTTTGAGTTTGTCACCGAAGTAATAGTAGACTAACGCAGCACAGGATGTGAATGCAACTGTCTCAGGAGTTATAGCTCGAGCGGCTACACCCAATGCAGTTCGAGCCACTGAGAACGCCGTATGAACAAGAGCCGGACTGGCGATTCCAACTGAAGTTGCTGCAATTGCAATTGCTGCGTTGTCAGGAGTCCCCACTGTTTTGAGAACGGCTTTCCATAACTCGCTCGACTTTGCAATCACTTCTGAAACTTCGCCTCCACGCATCTTCTTGCGCTTACCGCCTGTTGATTGGGTTTGGAACTTTGCGAGTTCTTCATCGATGGCCGGATAGGCGGCCGATTCGAATTCCGCAATTTGTTCAGGAGTCAATTGCAGTTTCTTGATTCCAAGAAGAGCGTCTGCAGCGTCTTGTTCTTGTACTATCTGTCTTCCTTCCTCTTTTGCAGCCTGTATCTTCTCTGCTGCATTTGAGGATGGAAAAGGACTATATTGGTCCAATTCTGTTTTTCGTTCTCGCACAGCAGGCATCTTATTCTACTTCAAGATTTTACTCCCTCATCACTCCCTCTGAAGGATGAACCGGCTTGGATGCATCCTCAACAATGTCTTGAAGTTGCTTCTTTTCCGCAGCCGCTTCAAGCGCGTTGGCTTTCTTACGCCTCTCGTTCTCCTCCTTCTGTTTCTTAATAGACTCCTCTCGCTGGTCGGCGAAGAACATCTCCTTGTTGACCTCGTTCTCCTTGTACCTGCGCATCAACTCGTTGAGCTCCTTCTCAGCGTATTCGACTTCAGGCATGAGATGCTCCGATGGATCCCACGGTAACCATGCACCGACCTTGCCGATGAACAAGTTGTCCTTCGGGTATCGGCGTTGAAGTACCTTCGCAAACATCTGAGTCTCTTCCACAGTTCCGAAGCATCTGCGAACCTTGACGCCGCGCATGTTCGTTTGAAACTCAACCTTCTGGTCATACATCTCTTGAAGGTCCTTCTCGTTCTTGAGCTGGAAGACTGCATATTGCTCATGGATATCTGTCTTCTTCACGTCGTCGTTGTGAACCTTCGTGAACTCCTGAGCGTCCTTGAAAAGGTCGTCCACTTTGAGTTCGTATTTACTGGCGAGAAAGGCCATCAACTTCTCAAGACCCTTAATTTTCCACTCATAGTCCATCCACTCAATGAAGCGTTCAAACATGAACTCCTGTTTTTGTTTGATGGTCTTCTCGGGACTTAAAAAAGAGATAATGCAGTACTT